CCTCGTCGTTTTCGGGCTCGCCGAACGTGTCCTTCATGAGGGCGTCGATCTCGGCGGCGGTCTCCGCGGCGGCGGTGATCCGGGCGTCCTGCTCCGCCTTGAGGGATTCGATCGTCGTCTTGAGGGAGCGGAGTGCGGGGACGGTCTTCGCGGTCGCCATGTCGGAGGTGGCGATCCGCTTCATCTCGCGGGCGGCGGCGGTGAGGTGGTGCTCGATGTCCTCGTCGGAGAGCGCGGCGAGGTCCTCGGGGAGCTCGAAATCGGCCATGGGGCACGGGTCCCTTCAAGGGAATCGGGGACCCGGCCTACCGCCAGCGGCTCACACTTCAGCTTGCTGTAACACATGATAGCCACGGGCGGTAGGCGCCCGGCTAGCTGTTGCTACGCGGTCTCGCCCGGCTTCAGGACCTTCACGGTGCCCTCGGCGAACTTGTCGACGACCGTCTCGACCGCACTCAGGCTGTGCGACTCGTAGATCAGCCGGTCGTCAGCCATGCCCATGACGCGGTAGGTGCGGGGTGTGACGGACGCGGCGGCTTCCGCGGCGGCTCGGCGCGCGTTGCAGGGGGCGCATGCCATGGTTAGTTCTCCTCGCTGGTGATCGTCTCGGTGTCAGGGTAGGCGGAGGCGGTGATGGTCTCGAAGATGGAGTTGGCTTCCGCGAGGAGCGCCGCCAACTCGGCTTCCTCCGCGGCCTTCTCAGCTTCGCGGCGCTCCTGCGCCAGGACCATGGCCGCCGCGAGTCGGTCGTAGTCGATCCCCTCAGCTTCGAGGGCCACGTCGGCGACGTCATGTGGCTTGACGTCGGCAGCCTGGCGCGCCTTCTCGGCGGCCACGGCCTCCTCGGCCTCGACCATCGTTGCTGCGGCTGTGAGGGCGAGCTGGGCGCGTTCCATGACGGCGGCAGCCAGCAGCGGGGACGCGTGGCCCGGGACGGGGACGCCGAGCACGGCCCGAAGCTGCCACTGCCCGTTCGGCCCCTTCTTCATGTGGTAACTCGGTTGGGTTGCCGCGAACACCTGGCGGTCCCAGTCGCTGAGCCACGGGGCGGCAGCGCCGCTGAACCACATGCCCCGCGCGTTCGTGCCCACGGTGACGATGCCCGCGACCGTCCGGGTGTCGTCGAACTGACAAGCGGCCGTCTCACACTCGGCGCCATCCCGGTGATGGCCAACGTTCATCGTGTAGGCGCCCGCCTTGACCGTGCTGCCGTCATCGAGCGGGAAGGGCTGCCGCAAGAAGCGTGCGGTGTCGACGCGCCCCAGGCTCTCGATCGTGATCTTCTTGGCGAATCCGGCGTGCGGCTCACCAGCCTGCGCGACCCAGCCCCAAATGCGGCCGTTCGCGTAGTTCACTCCCGGGCCGCCGGGCGGGAGTTCCTCCATGGTCGGCTCGCGGAACCAGCTGGCGGGCATGGGCGGGAGGTCTTGCATGGCCTTCCATGCGGACGCCTGCATGCCCTCGGACTCTTCCTCGCCGGTTTCTTCGCTCACGTGTGCGCTCACCTCTTCCAGCCGTGCCCGGACGGCGTCTCGTTCGTCTGCGGGGACGTCGACGCCGCCAGGGTGCCGTCGATGACGTCCGCGTACGGCAGTTTGAAGTGGGCGGCGGCGGTGCCGTCGGTGCCGTCTTCCTGGTAGGCGCAGCCACGTTCGGCGACACCGGCCTCGACCATGCGGCGCAGCGCGGCATCGCCGTCCCATTCCGTGTCTCTGGGGGCCACCGGGAGGTCGACGCTGCCGGTGACGGAGGCGACCATGTCGTCCATCATCACGTGGTCCGCGCGCGCCGACGTCGTCTTGTCGGTGTAGAGGCCGCGCGTCAGTCGCACCACCTCGCCCCGGGACGCGGCGAGTGCGAGGAGGCGCTGCGCGGCGGCGAGCGGCAGTTTCAGGAACTGGGCGAGGCGGGCGGCGCCGACGGGTGCGTTGGAGCGGCGCACGTGGCGGAGTACACGGTCGTAGTCGGTCGTCGACTTGATCGCCGCCGACACCGCCTCCTCGGTGTGGCCGTCCGCGAACAGCCCGGGGTCATCCAAAACGATGCGGGCGCCCGCGAACGCGGGGATCGTGACGAGCGAGGCCCCCCTGATCCGCGCCCGGGTGATACGCATGAGGAGGTCGCCGGACTTCTGCTCGTCGACGACGGCTCCTTCGGTCCACGCGCCGTCACCCGCAGCCGCGACCAGACCATCGGCGTCGACCCGGAACGTCACCGTGCGGGACACCGACGTGGCGGCCAGGTAGTCCGCGGAGGCGTGGACTTCGTCGGCGGTCTGGCCCTTGACGATGTACCCGTCGGCGAGGGGGAGCACGGATGCGGTGACGAGCCGGCCTTTGTAGGCGACCGAGTCCTCGGAGATCAGGACTTCGTAGTCGACGTCGTCGAGGTCGACGGATACGCCGAGCGGGGCGCCCTGTGCGAGGAGGGTGGCGGCTTCCCAGCCTGCGTCGGTGGCTGGGTACAGGACGCCGTGGGCGGCGATGCGGTCGCCGTCGCGGCCCATGCCGTGGATGGCGCCGGCGAGTTCTGTCTCGGCGTCGTGGCCGAGCTTCAGTGGCCATGGCCCGTCGCCGTCCCAGTGCAGGGCGCCGGGTGTGAACACTCGGCCGTCGCCGGTCTGCTGGTTCTCGAAGGCGAGCGCGGTGCCGTCGGGGGTGGACCATGTGACGGCTGGCGGCTCGGGCATCGGTTCAGGCATCGTGGCGTCCCCTTCCTGGGGGGTGAGGGGGATGTCTACCGTTTCGCCTGCGAAGGCGACGCGGATCCGGTCGAAGGTGACGGGCCCGATACGCGCGGTCATCTCCTCCAGGGGCCACGTGTCTGTGCTATAGGCGCCGGTTACATGGGCGACCCACGGCGAGTGTGGCTCTGGTATGTCGGGCCGGTCGGTCATGGTCCTGAGGGCGTGCCAGGCCGTTCGGTGGGCGTCTTCGAGGTTCAGGCCGTTCTCTGTGTCGCCGACTGCCCATACCCATGCCGGGTCCTCACTGCCGGGGTTCCAGTGGTTGACGCCGAACAAGTTCGCGGTGATCGGGGACAGTTCAGGCGCGAGGGTGGCCACCCACGTGTACAGGTCGTTCGTTTGTGTGGGTGTCCAGTCGGCTGCTTTGCCGAGGTAGGCGAGCGTGAGGTGAAGTTCTTCGACGGGCTCGGCGCCGTCACCGTCGAGGGCCAGGCGGGCCGCGTCGGCTTCGGACGGCACGAGGGCGATCATCGCGCCGGTGTGTTCGCCGTCTCCGGCGGCTGTGACGGTGTCCATGGGGGTCTCCTCGGGGCCGCTGGCTGCGGCGGTGCGGTCGGCGGCGCTGACGCGCATCACGCAGCGGCAGTTGGCGAGTAGGCCGATGGGGGCTGTCGGGTCGCCGGGGAACTGCATCGGTACGCCTGCGACGTCGAACGGGTCGTCGAGTAGTTGGAGTTGGCCGTTGGCGTCGTGGTGGGCCTCGCGGACCTTGGTGTCGCGCCTTGCAACCCACTGCTTCACCAACGGCCGGTCGGGGCCGGTGATGGCTTGTGCGGCGGCGAGGACGCCCGCGTTGAACGCGGACGTGGCGGAGGTCATGGCGATGCGGTTCGCGCGCCCGTCGCCGAGTTGTGTGCCGTCCTCGCTGAACACGGCGAGCATGCGCTGTTTCAGCTCGTCCTGCGTCTCGCCGAGTTCGATGCCTTCGCGTAGCGAGGTGACGGCGCGTTCGGATAGCCGGTCGCCGACGGCGTCGAGTTGGGTGCGGACCTGGTCGAAGTACGGGTCGAGGAATGCGCTGGTGTCCGTCTTGGACGGTACGGGCTCTTCGAGATCCTCGGCCGCCACCACCGCGCCGCGGCGGGCGATGCGCCGTAGTGACTCGACGAGGCCGCCCACGCGGCGCCGCCACATGGCGCCGATCCTCGATACGCCGAAGGCTGCCGCGACGAGTTCGTCCGCGTTGTCGACTGCGGTGGCGAAGTCCTGTGCGGTCTGGGCGAGCGCGGTACGGGCGTCGTCACGCAGGGCTGTTTCCAGCTCTTCGATGAGCGCGTGTAGCTCGTCGTCGTCCACGGCGGGGCCTCCCACGGGGGGCGGGAGCCCGGCCTATCGCCAGTCGGCTGACCTCAGTCTAAGAGTTGGGTCCCTAGACGCGCTCCGGCCAGTGCCACGAACCGCCCTGAGGCTGCGCGCCTTCCAGGGCGGTCGTGCTGTCCCACTCGTCGTAGGGGCAGCCCCCGTTGGCGAGCGGGTGGAAGAACAGACCGGTGGGGTTGGCGACCATGAGGCCGACCGTGGCGTCCTCCCCGACTTCCGTGATGGTGGCCGCCCGGCACTGCGCGGTGAAGGCCTGTGTGCCGTCCTCGCGCACCGGGGTGCCGAAAGACACGTAGTGCACGATGCGACCGACGGAAGGTGTCTGGCTCGTCATCGGGTGGCCTCCTTGGCTTGCTGCTTGTTCGGGTCGATCAGGTCGGCGCAGGCGCCCGGGATTTCGGCGGCGTCCCACCAGTTCCAGGCCGCGCCATCGTCCGTTGCATGGACGTTGCGGAGCCGATCGGCCAACTCGTGCGCGAACGCGTCGACCATCTGTGCCGCGTCCTCCGGCGAGAAGCAGCACGCATGCTCCTTCAGAGCGGCCATCAGCTCATCGCGGGCGTTCATGCTGCCGCCTTGGGTGCGAGGTCGGTTTGGACGAGGAGACGCGCCACATTCGCATACTCATGCGGCTGACCCGACACCAACAACGCCCGCACATACCTATCAAGAGCCGCAGTCAGCATCACCGGATCCATGCCGTGCCGGGCCGCAACCTCCGGCACCCGCGACCACACCCCATCAAGGAGCCGCCACATGTCGATCGCCTCAGCCGACCCGACCGAGTGCACAACATGCACATGCGCCGGGTCCAGCTCGCGGGCATCCGCGCGCGCAGGGCGCGGCACAGACGACGTCAGGCGCTGCTTGTGCCCCGACGAGGTGAGCGCGGACCACACCAACCCGTCGACGGCATCCGCAAGCGGCCCATACCCGGACTGCTGCGGGACGGCAGCGGCAGCCAGGTCCACGCCGGGCTGCGTCTCCGGCGGCTGCTGAATCTGATCGACGGGCAGCGACACTAGCGCCTCCTCAGGCTGTGGCGGCTGGACAGGGCTGGTGGTGGGGGCGTCAGTTTCCTGGAAGCCGATTTCCCGGCGTGCGGCCTCGCCAGAGATCAGGCCCTCCTTGAACGCCTCGATAGCGGACGCGGCCTTGTTAGAGGAGGTACGCAGGGCGGAACTGTCGTACCAGACCAGCCACTCGCCGGCCTCCGGGTCGCCCTCGGCTTCGAGGAGGGGCTGAAGCCACTCGGTGGTGAGGGCGTTGCAGGGGATCGCGACGGTCGGTTCGACGCCCGTCGAGATGGCTTCGGCGGACACCGCCCACGCACCCCAGTGGTTCATGCCGCCCATGCCGAGGAGTTGTTCGGCGGGAATGTTGACGCCCGCAGCGAACCGGCGGATCGCCTCGTCCCGCAGCTGCATCAGCATGGCGTCGAAGCCGACCCCGAAGTCCAGCCACTTGACGCCGTTGATCAAATCGCCGGGGATCTCCAGGAGGATCGGCACGGTCGCGGCAGCGGACTCGGGCTCCCGGATCGCGGTAGATGCGACCTCGATGAACGTGTCCAGCAGGCTGTCTTCGGCCTGCTCCTGGCCCGGGGTGGCGGGGAAGCGAGTCCCGGACGGTACGAGGAGAACACCACGCCCGGTGATCCGGGAGCGCGCCACAGCAGCCACAGCCGCGTTGAGGAGGCG